GAAGCAATTCATGTTGCTTCATTAAGTCGTAATCATGTTGTATATAAAGTTCTAGGTGCTGGTGATACGCTTGTTGCCTACTATAATGATTTACAACATCCGCTTATCGCTTCAACTATGACATTAGGACATAACCGCTACTCTACTAATACATTATCTAATTTTTTTCGTGTACAACCATTTAGCATTCTCGGACGTCTTGTAATTGCTTGTTAATTTCATCAATTTCTTCTTGAATTGCTGGTAAGTCTTCAGCACGTAATTCAGGATTTTCAACTTGTGTACGTAATTCTACTAATCTTTCATTGCTTCGTTTTTGTAATGCTAATAATAATTGTTTATTCATTTTACTTTTCCCCCAAGATTTGATTTATTTGTTTAATCATTTTCATTCGTTGTTCTATTTCTTTGCCAATTTCTTTGCTACGAACTAAAGATACTTCCGTATCGTCATAAGCTGGTATTGAAACAACCGATATTTCATAAAGTTCTACTTCTTTAATGGTCCTTAATGCTGGTTCAACATTATAATCCCAATTCTCTTCGGTTATCCAAAATCCAAATGAGCATTGGTTAATATCGCCCCTGGACATACTCTCAGCTAAATCTCGACCAACAGATGTATTAGGTAATTCAATTTCGAATTTAAGTCCTTTTTCATCCTCTTCTAGTCTCAATGTACCGCTTTTCGTTCTACCCAGGACATTATCCCAGTTGTGATTGAATAACGCTCTAATATCACTATTCTCAGAAAGAGAACGAGCAAATGCACCAGGTTCAATAACTTCATCAAACCATCCACCAATAGTTGTCTTTGAATTAAACACGGCTGCATAACCAGTTATCCTGGAAGGTTGTTCTTCCGTAGCGTCCCTAGTACTTAATTTAGTGATGTCAAATGTCCGTGTTTCCTTTGTCTTTGCCATTTCCATCACCTCCCTTCAATGAATCATCAGTTGCATTTTTCATACCGATTTCAGTCAAGTCATTTGAAATATAGATAGCTTGTGATTCAGGTGTATTTTGCATAGGGAATCCAAGCATATCCGCCACATTATCTGGTGATGTAATACCAGTTCGAACAATGTTGTAAGCAATGTTTGTTTTCATGCTATAAGTAACAAAATCAAGGATATTAATTTTGAATTTAATGCGTTTATCCGAATTTCTGCCGAAAAAAAGAAGACTCAAATGGTCTTCAAAATTTTTCATTATTGGTCTAACTGCTTTATTGTGGATATACATCATTGCTTTCTCAATATCTTCTTTGATTAACTCTGTGTATGTGTCTACATTTATGCCTAAAAACTTACCCAAATCCTTTTTATATACATTTAGATATGCCAGAGTCTTTTCGTCATCTAACGGACTTTTAAGCGTTTCTATTGCATATCCTTTTCCGAGTGGAATCATTTTAACGGACCTTGCATCATCAATGGATTCCAATTGATCTAAAATAGCGTTAATAAGTTTAGACTGTGCTGCATTTTGTGGATTAATATGGGCATCTAATTTTAGTAGGAACGCCAATAATCCACCTTTTTTATACTTATCCGTCAAAGTTTTTTCTGCTGACATAACACCCTCAAGTGTATCTTTTCCTAACTCAAGAATACCTTTTCCTTTTAAGTGGTCTGCCCCAATGTTTTTCATATGACGAATCATAAATGGTGGGATTTCTTCTCCATTTACTTTATAGTGCTCTACCAATCTATCATCCAATTCTGTATAAACATTAGTGGCTAAATGTAATTGGTCACCATCCAACACTGGAAAGGTTTCACCTTGAAGTAAATAAGTATTTGTCATTAACTTAATGAATTCGGACTGTGTAAGATAATTGTTAGGATTCTTTAAAATTTTAAGAGCTGAATCATTTTTAATTTCCTTACCATCTTTGTCTTCCACAACGATCTCAGCCAGCATCATTTGATTACTTATATCTTGTAGTAACTCATAAACATCGCTAGACTCTAAAATAGTATCGTCAGTGACGTATCTCCCACCATATCGGATAGTATTGTTGAATATATCTTCAAACCAACCACGTTTTTCAGCTTGTCGATACAAATAATTTGAAAACATACTCCGTAAGCCCATTTTCTCACCTTCTTTCTATCTATAAATTTCATCAATTAATTCATCCATGCCTTCTTCAGTTATGCTGTCCATAACCATCATCGTTTCTTTATGAGCACATAAAAAAGCAACAAATCCATCAATCTTCTTTTTGGACTGCCGCTTACTTGGTGCTTTCATTCCATTGATATTTGTTACAACCACAACGTTGAGAGCACAATAAACAAACAAAGGGTTATCGGTCATTATACGTTTTTCATAAATAAGTATTTCTGCATCATCCATCATTGCATTCATAACATTAGGCCACTGACTTACCGAGATACATTCGAGGCCAAGATTCTCAAGTTTTTCAATTAACTTTTGTGACATCGCTGGGTCATAGTTTATTTGCTGCACATCATATAAATTCATGCATTCTACAATGTAATCCATAACCTGATCCTGGTTTATCATCTTTCCATCACAAAAAGTAACAAAACCACGTTCAGCCATATAAGTATATGGAACATTATCTTCCTTCTCGCGATGTTCGATATCTTCATTAGGTACAAAATACATTTGTTTAACCTTCAATATTGACTTTCCATCTTCGGTATAACCAGCGTTAGGGAAATTCAAGCTTACACATGTTAAATCGGTTGTTTTCGATAAGTCTAAACCGATATAGCAAGTTTCACCTGTTAAATCACCCAGGTCTTCCACAAGAACATGTTCAACTTGACCTTGCTCAAAGAAGTTCTCAGCTCCATTTACGAATACATTCAAATGTTTAGAAAGAAACTCGGCTTTTTTATGTGCTGAACGTGATGCTGAGATAAATTCCGTTTCAAGTGCACTCATCGTTACAGATACACCAATGTTTGGATTAACCATTGCCCAAACATTTCGGTCTGTCCAATCATAGTTCTTGTTAGGTTCGTATATCATGACGAAACTTGAATCATTATCATCACGTTTCAATACTTCTTTGGCCTCACGATATACTCGCATACCAACTGATGAAGAACCTTTACCAGCCGTTGATATATTAAACATAATCGGCTCAGCACGAGAAACCTGTGCTGATTTAAAGTTATCGTACTGATCCATATTTTCTTGAGCATGAAGTTCATCATTTAGAATGAAGTGTGGATTGGAACCCTCAATGGATTGAATATTTTTACTCATTACAATGAATTGGTTCTGATAAGCCAAATCATCACGAATATAATCATATGTCACACTAGAAATCGTCCCTTTTGGACCTTTATATATGTGTGAACAATCCATTAATACATCATGGTTCATAATTGTTGCTGCAAATGGCTTTGCTGCATATTGAGCCTGGTTAAAATCACTCGCACAACAATAACAATCGGCACTAAGTACTCCTTCACCGTACATCGCATAACCAAGAGCACCAACACCGATTAAAGTTTTACCATTTTTCTTAGGAACCTGAATGTAGGCTTCTCGAGTAACTCGGACAATTTGCCCTTTTTCATTCTTATGAACCCATCCATAAATCCATGAATAAGCGAATTTCTCCCAATCTTCCAGAATAAAAGGTTGTCCAGCTAAATCACCTTTCGTATGCCGGACAAACGTTTCAACCCAATCCATCATTTCATTCGCTCGGTCCACATCGAACCAAATATCTTTACGCTTTTTCCATTTATAATAACGATCTACCATCGCTTTGATAGTATCGGGATATTTTTTAGGATTCTTTCTTACTTGTTTTGCATAAATATCTGCATAGTTAACGCCACGTTCAATCATTTTGCACCACGCCATTTTGCACGATGTTTGTCTAATTCACTAACCTTTGCTTTTGGCTTTTCCACCTCTTCATTTTTCCCAACAGTAGAACCACCAGTGACATATTTACCTGGTTTAGCCTTATTAGTAAGACCTAATAAATCCAATGCTTTTGTTTTTTTATCCGCCCAAGTTTCTACTTGCTGCGCCAATGGATGCTTTGAATTATTCGTGGCTCCTGCCTTATTGGTGTGACGTTGAGTAGGTGGAAACCCTTTCTCTTTCCATTCGATAAACATCGTCATATAAACTTCGAAAATATCTAAATATGATTCAATTAATGGATCTAAAGTAAGGGTGTAAATATCTGCATCACGCATGATTTTCAATATCCGATTTTTCTCAGCTTCTGTTTTATCGGCCACAATTTTTTGACGCTCTTTTTTCGTAGACATTTCACACCCCCCTTTATTTTTTAAAAATGTTGTCTAACGATAGAGATGCCCCCTACGCTACCTATCCTCCCCAGAGGAGAAATTTTAATTTTTGATAGGGGGGCTTCCAAAATAACTTGGAAAAACTTTTTTTGGTTTATCTTCATTTTCTTCAATTGTATGGCAAACTGGACAAAGTAACCTTAAGTTATTCTCTTCTAATTTAAGAGTTGGATCTTCTTTGATTGGTATTACGTGATGAACATGAGCACGCCTACCAAAGACGAACTGTCCACATCGTTGACAACATCCCTTCTCTCTTTCATATACCTTTGACCTGACATACTTCCATGCATCAGTTCGATAGAATGGTTTGTTATCATGATGGTAGATGTTCTTCTTATCTTTCTTCTTCCTTGGTTTGTTACGCTTATGTTCTTCACAGTAACGTCCTTTACTTATCTTGTTATGGCAGCCATTGAAGTCACAGTACTTCATGATAGTAATTCAATGATGTCTTCTTTCTTTTTAATATCAGAAGGAATCTCAATGCCTAGCTCATCAGCATACTCACGTAACTCTTTTATTGTCTTGTTACTCAAGATAAGTTCAGTACCAGCTTCACCGATTACTTGTCCCTCATTGTTTGCATTGTAATATCCACCTGTTGCTAATTCTTTATTGGCAATCATACTCTCAGGATTAACAGTTACTTCGAATTCTGGTTCTTCACCAGTTGGAACAAATAGACTTCGCTTTTCTTTGTTATCCCAATACTCTGTACCTGATATTGTTTTTCTAATTTCAGTAATCATTTACATTCACTCTCCTTATAATTATTAATCCATGTAGCAATCTTCATTGTTAATAAAGCAGGCCAGAATATCGCTAAAAGAAAAACCAAAAATAAAGATGACATTAAAATTATATGTCCATGCTCTTTATCCTTTTTGATTGCTTCTCTTATGGATGAATAAATATCTAACGATGCATAAACCATACCTACTATTAGATAAGCTAATAACCAAAGCATTGTCATACACCACCCTTTTCAAATGCAACACGTTTGCGCTTTTCTTTACCTAGATAACCTCAAGAACTCTCTCATGCCATCCACAACTTCTTTATCATTTTCAACAAGCTTACCTTTAACATAGATATCTCCATTACTTTTCAGAGTTACAATCTCTTGTTCACCAACTTTTAAAACGATACTGTCGTGTGAAGTATCTCTTGCCAACTTATTCAAATCTCCATTATGCAACGCTAGGGTCATCTCTACACCACCTATGTAAATTTTATATAATAAAAAGCACCCAAATCGGGTGCTCAATATACTGATATATTCATAAAAAAACATATAAAAAACAGAGAAATTCACCTTTATCTATTGATACGCATTGTAATGCGTGTTATAATAAGTATAGAAAGTTGAAAGGAGGTAATAACGATTTCAAGTAGGGAAGTAATTAAGAGGTTAAAAAAAGAAGGATGGTTTATAGTGAACATTGAAGGCAGCCACCATCAGTTCAAACATCCTTCTAAGATTGGCAAAGTAACCGTGAAACATCCGTGCAAGGATATTCCAAAAGGTACACTTCGCTCAATCTATAAGCAAGCGGGTTGGTTATAAACCGCCCCTTGCTTTCCCTAATTATACAAGAAATCGTTATAAAAACAAATTATGAAAAAAGACTATTATATTTATCCAGCTGTCTTAGAACAATCTTCTGATGGCTTTGGTATTTACTTTCCTGATCTCCCTGGTTGTACATCTTTTGCCGATACACAAGAAGATGCTTTAAAAGAAGCTAGAGAAGCATTAGGACTCCATTTATCTGAAATGGAGAAAGATAATGATACACTTCCAGAGCCAATGTCAATAAAATGGTTAAAACCAAAATTAGAGTCAAATGAATACTCTATTTTAATCGATGTTTGGATGCCACCACTTAGAAAAAAAGATAGTACAGTTTACAAAAGAAAAAATGTTACTCTTCCTTCTTGGTTGGAAGAACATGCAGCAAATCAAAATGTCAATTTCTCTGAAATGCTTGTAGAAGCATTAGAAAAGCATTTAGGATATAAAGAAAAAAAGAATACACCATAAAGGACGCCATATAAGCGTCCTCTTTTTTTATATAAGCTATTTGTTACTCATATTCATTTTTTTATTCTTCTTTGAACCGACACTATAGATAGGCACGTATCAGCTCAAAGAAGAGCAAAAGCTCTCCTTATGGACCGTTTAATTATTTTTGTATTCCTGCATAATCACAATTAGATTCGAAAGTTCTCTTTGTAATTATTTACTCGCCCTATAAACGCCAGTTCATTCAAACAGACATCCATAAAGCTTTATTCGGTAACCAACCCATTCAAATTTTACAGTTACTATTAAAAATAGAAAAGAGCAACCATGCACCAGTCGCTCTTACGTAAAATTCTATGCTATTACTATAATTCATTTTTTCAATAGATACCATATGTAAAACTTACTGTAAGAAAAGTGTAAGTTCCTCAGCGAGCTTTATCCTTCTAGAAATTTCAGCATGCTTCTGATATACATAACTACTACTATAGCCTAATTCCCTAGCTATAGATTCTAACGTTTTTCGTTGCACATACTTACCAAATAGAATTTTATTTTCTAGCCCTTCAAACTTACTAATTAATATTTTGAGGTCGTACTGATCGTTCATCTTATTCGCTAGTTCATATTCTATAGCCGATATGTGTTCCTCTATTTTCGCACCATCTGAATCCGCAGTTAACTTATACTTTGATAAATCACCAACACTCCAACGTATTAATTCTCTTTTACTTCTATGCAATTTATTTTCTAAATAAATGATTTCATCTTCCAACTTTTTATAATCTTTAAACCATTCAAACAAGGGTTGGCTCACCTGCTTCCTCTTTCACCATGTCAACTCATTTCTTCATGTTACGTTTATTTAACTGTTTTCTTAAATGCCCGTAACTCACATTAAACCTTTTAGCAATTTCAATATATTTCATTCCATGTTCTTTAAGTTTCATGGTTTCTTCACAAATTTTATTCCATTCGTCTTCTGTTCTTTGTATGGATGTTTTAACAAAAACTTTCACCACCCAAAACAACCCCTATTTCATTCAATCTCTTCCCCACTTCACACTTTGTCCAACAATACACAAAATCACGAGAACATTTATTGTCACACTGACGGCAATGATTATCTGTTAATCCTAGTATTTCCATCCTCACCTCTTTTGGACTCATATAGTAACCATTCCTAACTTATCTACATGATATAAATAATCAACAGGTGCTCTATTAGTTTGTGGTACTATATACGCTCTTTTCTCAAATTCCTCTCTTGGAATAGACTTTCTTCCTCCGTCATAAAGCATAGCTTCATAGTATTCTGCTACTACAGAAACAGGAACAAAATAAATAACCTGATCCGTTCTGAATTCTATTAAAAAGAAACAAAGTGCTCCCTGTTCTTGTGTATCCTTTAAATAGTCAATCTGGTGCCTACTTATATTATCTAACGGGAAGCTCGTGGTTTTTTCAGTAGATTTCGCTTCAAAATAAACAGCTCTTCCTTTGTACACACCGTCATAATCTACTGTAGATTTACTTTCCCATGCACTTTTAGTTATATTGCCTTTCTTATCTGTCTTTATCACTTTTATTGGTGTAGGGCGCTTATTAAATACTCCTACATTTGCCGCTTTATACATACGGCATGTATTGTTTAATAAAAGTTCAAATGACATTCCTCTATTGGCGTAACCCATGATACTCCCTCTCTTTCTACTCAAATAAAGATTTCGTCTTAAATCCCTTCAAAATAGCTATCCGAATCCTCACCTTGTTTCCACATTTCAAAAGTTTCCTCACGACCATCTTTATAAGTTACAGAAACAGCAGGTGTTGCCCATCTACTTGAAGCATAAACATACGTATCATTTTGTGGAATATATCCTTCATCGCTATTCCAAACTTCTCCTGATGTGCATCCCCAATCTTCAGCAAGCCCAGCTTCAACAGATTGAAAAGCTTCTTTATTTTTTTCAATGAAAGCTTTTAATAATTCCCAATCAATTTGACGAAATCCTCCTTCACGTTCTGGCATTGTTGGTCCTACAATAAAACCACTTGCAAAGCTCATATATCCTTTATCGATACTTTTCATCTCTCATTCTCCTGTTCTAATAAAATTCCAATTTAATAACATTCCAGGACTCTCTCATTCCAGAAAGTCCTGGGAATATAATTTACTTAACTTGAACCAACGGATTAGCTTCACCACTTACTTGCGGTAACTTACCATCCCATTTTTCTATCTTTTTAATTTCTACAATTTCTGGAGTTAAAGACTTCTTAATAATCTCATTCGCTTCAGCTTTTCCTCTTGCTTCCTCAATGGCTTTCTCTGCATTGATTGTAGCTTGCTTCTTCTCAATCTCTGCCTTTTCAAGGTTTTGTTGGGCGTCTACTACTCCTTGAATCGCTTTCGCTGTATTTGCGTCTGGTTTAGGCGCTTCTAACGTAACGGAATCTACTAAGAATCCAGTAGTGTCTACCATTTTTCTAAACTCTTTTTCTATCGCTCCATTAATTTCCCCTTGGTGTTGGAAGACCTCAAGAACTGAATAGTTAGAGAAAACGTTTAATGTAGCTTTCTTAAGTCGAGTCTGCAACCACCCGTTCTCAATCACATCTGGAGCTTGTCCTTTGAACTTGTTATAAATCTTAGGAAGTTTCTCTGCATCATTCATGTAATCATAAGATAGACTCACTGTTAAAGGCTTACCATCTTTGGTTTGTACGCTGAATTTATCCACTTTAACCGTTTCTGTTGAAATAGGATAAGCTGTTACACGTTTAAATGGTGAAACTAAGTGCCACCCTTGTCCTAAAGTCTCCTTTTCAATTCCTGTACTTCTGTTATAGACAACACCTGCATGTCCCTGGTCAATCACCTTTACGCTCATTGCAGTTAAAATTCCACCTGTTAAAAGACTAAATCCTACTACTGCTGCACCTACGATTTTCTTTGTATTCATTTTATTTTTCCTCCTTGAATATGTTTTTAATTTTTTAATACTACATTTCCAATACACTCAAAAACTCCTAATTTACCTGCTACAATCCATAAAAATGACAACATCATGATAAACACTATAATTCCTACAAATAACGAGAACATTGCATCACTCCTTTCTCTTTAGCCTCACAGCAATCCAGCGTGGTATTTTTGTATATTTTAAGAGTGCAAACATGGTAGTTTCCGTATCCCCATTCACAAATGACCAACAAACTCTTCCCATCACTCTGTCCCAATTAAACGTTGAATCAAGTTTTTCGTTGTATGGCCATAACGTTTTGTTCTCTTCAATAGTTATATTTCCCATACCTTTCCTAGCTTTTTTAAACCATTTGTAATCTTTATTGTTACCCTTGCATGCATATAAACCATATTGAGTGCCTCTTGCATATCGCATTTAAAATGTATCTCCTTATCCTTTATTTGAAGTAGAGCAAACTATTTATGCAATTGCTTTATCCAGCCATATCTTCAGCGAAAAATAGAATTTCTAAATTATCTATTGCAACCTCATATATTTGATGCGAGTTCATGATTTGTACAGTTGCTCTATCATCTATTACGTGTAAAACACGAGATGCATACACATCATCCGTTACAACATCACCTGAGCGATACTCGTTTGGCTTACGTCCTTTTTGAGCAAATACACGTCTTACACTTTCTGCGTTGATTTCCTCAACTGTCGCATATCTACATTTATTCGCATGATTGTAGCCCCAATCACCATGTATTGCTCCTTCACATCCCCACGATCCCCATAATTCCACTTTATTGTTAAATGTATCTTTAATCACTCGTTTCACTTGTGTAATAACTTTGTTATCCTTCAATTCGCATACAACCCATTGACCAGCAGCTACATTCTTTTCATCAATTTGTAAATTCATTCCCTATCTCTCCTTAATTCAAGATTTATGAATTCAAACTAATTTGCTATATAAGTTAGCTTTCTACGCTTCATTATTTCTTCTCTTGATGGTATAACCAACTTTGACCAAGGTGAAGCTTCTTTTGCCTTCTTTCCACATTCTGATCGTGTTAACACTGGAGTTGTTATGGCTTCTTCTACAGTCCACTTCAAACGTTTAACTCTGTCACGTGCCGTACTATAACTAATACCATTTAATTCAGCTTGTTCCGCTTGTCCATCAGTTAACACTTTATTTTTACATTTTGAATTGGCTTGTTCCGCCAATTTTAATGCTTGATACTTATCTATAGGTGGCTTACTGATTGCATCAATCAATCTCCAACCTTTTTTTTATTCTTGCTGTATAAGTTGAATGAGAGATACCATTTTTCAAAGCTATTTCTTTAATGTTTTTCCATCTATTTGCGTTATATCTTGATGGTTTTGTCATTGCAATTTCTTTGTCCCATCCCAAATTTCTAATCCTACGTGTCAGTAATTCATTACTAATTCCATTCTTTGCAGCCGCCTCATATTCTTCTGGAGTTATATAATAATCATATGGATTCCGCATGAGTATCTTCTCCTATTCAATTGTTAGTTAAGTTCTTGAATTTCTTTTAACGATCTATTCGAAACTTCAATACTACGAATCTTAAAACTATAATTCTTACGATATTTTTCACGAATTTTTTAACGCCGCTTCTTCTTTCGTTTCAGCTTCACAAAATTCTAATTTAAATCCTGATTCTGTAACAATATCCACCATGTATGTATCTATAAGTGGCTCATAAATAAAATCATGATCTATTGTGATTTGTTCAGTCATTTGATTCACCTTCTATCGGTGAAAGCGTAATAATCATTTGTTGATCTAACACATTCCCTATCACCGCATTCATCCATAGATTAGGATTCATTTTTCTCATTAAAAATTCGATGACTGTAATTAACTCTTTGGTAGATAAGGAAACACATTCACCTAAAGGTTCTTGATTAAACTTGCCACCACGTTTTTCAATCATTAGATCTACTCCGTTGTCAATCACGTATCTTTTTGCAGTTACTAAATCAAATTGACGGACTTTCTCGCGGCCGAATCCTTTTATTAATTCCTTTAGAACATCATGAATGACACGAAAATCTAACACTTTTACTTTCTGTTCAAGCTGCTCTCTACACTGCTTGCATAAAGTCCTTTCCAAACCAGAAATATATATTTTACTCATATCAGACTCAGGAAAAGGATTTTCGCATTTATAACACTCTTCTCCAATTACATCTTCAAATGGATTTAACATGTAAATCGCTCCTATGATTTATATTTGTTTAGCATTTCTTGCAATCTCTCACGCTCTTCATCAATAGATTGCGAGTTTTGCTTTTCAATTTCTTTTTTAGTTGGCTCAACATCTTCACGTAACCAATCTGGAACAATTTCTTTTCTATTTGAATGACCTGGTCCCGAGCCATTCAATCGCTTGTTCTTACTCATTTCAAAGCGTCTGTCTAATGCAGCAACATCATCTAATGTTTTTACTTTTTGCTTTTCCCAGCTTTTCAAAATGGCCTTAATGTAATTCCATTTTGGCTTATTTTCATCAATAGCTTTGTGAGCAGCATGTTTAATTAATTCGCTACCAAACGAATCACAAAACTCTCCTAATTCCGTAATGGCAATTTCACTTAACGGAATTCCTTCACCTTTTAAAAAGTTATAACTGATCTTAAATTCTTCATCGACTAATACATGTGATTTCGATTCTTTATTATCATCATGATAATAATTAGTATTTTGTATATTAGTATTTAATTTATTAGTACTTAGTATATTAGTATTTAGTAGTGTCGGATTTTCCACATGTAGGTTTCCCACAAGTGGCTTTTCCACATGTGGTTTTTCCATAAGTGGCTCTTCCATATATGGCTTTCCCATATCTGGCGTTTCATAAATTTCAGTTTCCCAATTTGTTATCTTCTTGCTCTTTTCATCACGAACAGGGTAACGCTTTATATACCCTAGCGCTTTTAACTCTTTAAACCCTGAACGTAACGAGTCTTCCCCGTCCTTGGCGTGTTGAGATAACTCACTTATATGAAAAGTCCAATTATCAGGTAATGTAAGCGCATAAGCTAAAATCCCTTTTGCCTTCCAAGACAACCTTTCATCTTTTAAACCGGTATTATTTATGACAGAATAATTGCTGTCTTTTTTCACTCGGATAATTCCCATAAAAGCCACCTCATAAATTCTCAAGAACTATATTTAATGCTATACTTATCAAGTAAATTTTTTTCTAATAGGACCCGTTGCAGCGGGTTCTTTTTTTATGAATTACGTCGAATACTATCGACAACTTCTTTTCTTCCTCCCACTTCTTCCAAACGATCTGCTACTTGTAAAACCTTTTTTCTTTCTTTAGAAGAATCGTTTTTTATTTTTTTGAAGTACATGGCTGATAACTCCTTTGATATTTCTAAATCTCTGCTATTTTGCTTTTGATATAAATCATGAAGTTCAACATAAGCAATTTTGTCGCCGTTTCTATTGGCTTGCTCCATTTGTTTATATAAAAGTTGTCGGTTCTGTATGCATTCCTTACGCTCTTTTTCTAACTCTGATGCCATCATCAAATGTTCTGGAAGCACTCTGCTTTCGGTTCCCATTGTTTAAACGCTCCCTTTCTAAACGATCACTTTCATCAAACTTTCGTTCAATGAAAGTACCGCCTTTATAAACTCCATACGCAAGTACCGCTATCCCTAATCCAAAGATACAGACATTCGTTGTACTTTCTACCGTTATAATGTCCATTAGGCTAAAATAAACACCTTTTTAGATTCCACTTCTTGCGATAATGCTTTATTTAAGTACTCTTTAATGTTATTCATTGCTTCTAATTTCCAAGCCCCACCATCAGCTTCAAACAAACCACAACGAGCACCTTCACGCATCCTGAATACAAACTTACTTTCTGGTTGTTCTACTTCAACAAACGTTCTATATGGACTTAATTGAACTGGATTTGGTACTTTTGCATTCCCTCTACTAGCAACCCCTGTTTTCACAGTTACAGCTTGTGATACACCGTCATCTCCAATTTCCTTTACATCTTCTTCTACAACGGTACCAACTACCTGTAAAACGATGTCGCGATGATTGTTTTGTACAAAACCTGATTGCAATGCAATATTAAATTCTTCTCTGTCATAAAAATTTCCAAAATTAAAACGTGGAATGGATGCTTGTGCTTCGATATAAGTACTTCTAGCCTTATCTCCATTAACCGCAGTAAAGCAACTTACCGTTGTTGGATTTACAATATGAATCATTACAGGTTCAGTTGTGTCAAATTCTGATTTCACGTAACCTACTAAACCAGATAAACTACGAACAATAATCTCTGCTGGTGTTGGTTCTTGCACAAGATGTAATCGTTGTGTTGAATAAGTTTGTTCCCCAATTTTATGTGTTTCAATCGTTCCAATCTCTAATACTTTTTCAATTGCTTCTCTTGTCATAGTCATTTTTATTTCCCCTTTTCTTAATTAGATTTACTTTTCATATAATCGATTACTACTGTTTGCTTCTCAGCAGCCTGATTTTGTTCTTTTTCTTCTACTTCTTCTACAGGTTGTCCAACATCTGTTTTCACATCACCCTGTAGATCCATATAAAACTGTCCCTGGATCCCGGAAGCTAACTCTTGACCAACTAAATTTCCGTTTTGGTCCATATCTAATAGAATCTTAGACTCTACCGCTTCTGTTGGTGCTAGTTTCGAAGTGGCTTGAACCTGACAATTCCATACATCACGCTTTTTATCACCAGCAAACGAAAGTGTTAAAACAATCTTTCTTGCTTTTTTAGGATCAGTATTTAAATCCGCCATATTTTCCATTACACGCTCAAACTCTTGATGAAATCTTTCAGCAAGTGCTCCATCAGCAAATGTATTTAAATCAATCATGACTTCCATATTAATTGCCTCCTACATTCTTTTAACAATCTAGATCAACATTGCATTTTATAAATGCTATATCGTTATTTTTACTGTAAAATATACCTTTGAAGGGTGGTGATACATATGATAATCATAAATATGCTTGACGGTGAGAAAATTAAAATCCATGAAGATACTATCTTAGTTGGAATTAATAACTCATCGAAAACTGAAAAACCTAGTGAAACACAGTTTTATCTTCAACAAGCCTACATAGGTAATAGGCAGGGCGATTTTGAAAAAGAAGGATCTGCATTAGAGACAGTAGATGAAAGATTGGGAATTGGTGGATTCCTACTTTCACATGATATGTTCGCAATCAGCGATAGCCTCGATGCTGATTTCTATTTCACATCCGCTGTTAAGTCAATTAGCGTAGTCTAAAATTGTATTTGTGTGCTAGTTTACGAGCTAGCACACTATTTTCTTTTTCTAGCCTTTCCAATAATTCCGTACAATTTCGCACAAACTCTTGATATAATTGCACTTCATCCTCTGGCACTAAAATAACTACCTGATAATCTTTTTCGTACTGATATTGAACTGCAGAATAAATATCTCTGAATTTATCGTTTGCTTCTGGAACTTGACCTGTTAAGGTTTTAAATCGAAAAACCTCAATCATCTTTTTCTCTTCCATTGTTTCTTCTCACCTAAACCTTTCTAAATCTCAACATCTACTTGTATTTCAATATTCATAGGGATTTCTTGCGTTACACGAATTGATTTGGGACTTACACCTTTTTGAATCAACTTTTTAACTTCTTCTTTTGCAGCTTCTTTTGTGTGAAATTCACTGATACCTGGAAAACCTGCGAAATTACTAGTAATTACTAAAATCTTTTGTTGCATGATTGCTCCTCCTACTGAACTTCCGCCATATTTATTTGTGCATTTGTAGCTGTAATTTCTTCTTCTAAAATAATTGGAAGTGAATATTCTTCATTAATGATTTGAATCGCTCTATCTAAATGATGACGTTTAATAGCTTTATAACTACTAATTCCAAACTCTCTATGTAATTGACTATAAATATCGCTATATACTTTTTTTTCTAAGGCTAACATCCCTATAAGCATTAGATTCCTTACCACCTAATAGAAGAACCCCTAACTTTCTTACAACCTTTGATACTTCATCACATTCGATAGCATATAAAGGAGCGTTTTCTCTTAAATCCTTCACATCTGATTTAATATCTTGAATTTCTTGTTTTTGACCTTCTAAAACATTAAATGTGAGTTTCAGAATACTCATCGGATCTTTAGGAAGTTGTTGCTGATTTTGTATGTGTTGTTTCATTCGTTTAAACTCTTCAATAAACTTAATTTTCATTTGAACAGCTTCTTTTGTGTTGTAACTCATTGCAACTAGCGTGAAAGCTTCTTCTGTTAAGTTGTACTTAAGGTATTTTCGCCCACGCTCATTTTCATAATTTGACTCGTGAAAATTTACGAGTGAAAATTCAGGTCCCGCATATTCAATTTGTTTTCTAATATCTTTTAATACATTGTCATGTGTCTTTTCGAACATTTCAGCAATCATTAAACTATCTGTTACTACTCTTCCGTTGTTTTCAAATACTAATGCTTGTTCGTTTGCTGCTGTTAATTGATTCATGCTACGTTCCTCCTAATTAATATACTTTTGCAATTACTTTAGTTGTATTTGTATAACGATGTAATAAATGTAATTCGTTACTTACTTTTTTAAAGATTAACCAATGTTCAGGATTTAAATTGTATGATTCGATATGCATTTTTTCCTTTTTTGTTGGATTTTTACCGTTTTTCATGATTATTCACCTTCCTTATCTAGTTTTTCTTTACGTTCTTCTTCTAAAATACGAGGGATAGATGTTTTCATGAAAAATTCCACCATTCTTAACTTTGTTTCTTCACTTGGTGGATTATCCAATACAGTTCGTTCCATTAATAGCACCATCCGTCTCTGAAACTTCATGTTTCATGAAGTTTGTTGGTAAAAAAATTTCTTCAATACCTTTGCCTAGCTTTTGAGCGATCAAGAACATTTCATTGGCTTTAAATTGAGTAACTCCATGCTCTTTATTAACATATGTTCTTTTATCAGTTCCTATTAAATTAGCCATATCTTGTTGTGTTAACCTATTATACATACGCAATGATACTAGTTTGTTTTGCAAAATAATCCACCTCACTTTCGACAACTTCATATTACATGAAGTTGTGACATAATTCAACAATTATTTTCATATTTTATGAAATTTATTATTTATTTTCTTGTTATATGAAATTTTTAGTTTAAAACTTCATGAAATATGATATAATGAAATAAGACAGGAGGTGAAACTTCATGAAACAAGATGTTTCTAAATATGTTGGTCAACAAATTAAAAACTTTAGGAAACTAAAGAAAATGACACAAAAAGAATTAGGTTTACAAATAGGAAAAAAACATAATACAATTTCATCTTATGAAAATGGCACAAATGAACCTGAACAAGATGTGCTATTCGCAATTGCACAAGCATTAGATATATCAATTAATGATCTGTTTCCATCTACAAATGAGGTGTATAAGACTACTAATCAAATTATTTCTTTAGTAAATGAATCTGATTACACTTATTTCCCAACTTCAATTTCAGCTGGTTTACCTATACAAGTTGACGGAATGACAGAAATGGATTTGGAAACTATACGTATTCCTGATTCATTAATGGGGAAATGGGCAGGTAGAGAAGATATTTTTATGACTCGTGTTAATGGTGATTCAATGAATAAAGTCATACCTCATTCTTCTTTAATTGCTGTAAAAGAAGTGACATTAGAAGAACTTTATGATAATGACATGGTTGTTTTTAGTAACGGTTGTGATTATTGTGTAAAGCGTTTCTTTAATGACAAGGATAATAAACGTTTAATATTCCGACCAGATTCTTATGATAATTGTTTCTTTGATTACACAGTATCTTACGAAGATGCCACGAATATAAAAATACACGGTAAAGTAGTAATGTACTTCGTTTCATTAGACTAATACAAAAGTAATTAAATCCTTAGCGCTAGGAATTTAATGGACAGCCCGTACAGCTGTCCTATTTTTTAAAAGGAGAGATAATAGTGACTGTTGGGATTTATATAAGAGTAAGTACAGAGGAACAAGCACGAGATGGTTTTTCTATCTCAGCTCAACGCGAGAAATTAAAAGCATATTGTGTAGCACAAGACTGGGATAATTTTAAGTTTTATGTGGATGAAGGTGTATCAGCAAAGGATACCAATCGACCACAATTAAGTATTTTATTAAATCATATTCAGCAAGGCTTAATCACTACTGTTCTTGTTTATCGTTTAGATCGTTTAACTCGTTCTGTTATGGATTTGTACAAGTTACTTGATACATTTGATAAATATAACTGTGCTTTTAAATCTGCAACAGAGGTGTATGATACTTCTACAGCAATGGGACGAATGTTCATTACAATTGTTGCTGCACTTGCTCAATGGGAACGAGAAAATTTAGGCGAACGTGTACGAATGGGGCAATTAGAAAAAGCTAGACAAGGAGAATATTCAGCAAAAGCTCCTTTTGGATTCGATAAAAATAAACATAACAAACTTGTAATAAATGAGATTGAGAGTAAAGTGGTTTTAGATATGGTAAGAAAAATCGAAGAAGGTTACTCTATCAGACAGCTCGCCATCCATCTAGACAGCTATGTTAAGCCTATAAGGGGCTACAAATGGCATATACGTACCATATTAGATATTCTTTCTAATAACGCCATGTACGGGGCTATAAGGTGGTCTAACGAAATAATTGAAGGTGCACATGAAGGAATCCTTACTAAGGAGCGGTTTATACAATTACAAAAAATATTATCTAGCAGACAAAACATAAAAAAAGAGACAAACGCATTCAATTTTTATATATCAAATGAAATTAATATGCCCTAATTGTGGGAATCGTTTAAGTAGTGAACGATCCAGATATTACAGAAAAAAAGATGAGCAACATGTGGAGTGTAATCAATATCGATGCCAGTCGTGCGCATTGAATAAACATACAACTAAACCTTTTGCTACTAGTGAAAGAAAGGTAGAATCTGCATTAATGAATTACATTTCAAATTTACAATTTGAACAAGTACCTAAAATAAATAATGAAAATAACGAATTAGAAATACTAAAGAAACAAGTTAAAAAAAGTGGAAAAACAAAGAGAAAAATACCAAAAGGCTTGGTCAAACGACTTAATGACAGACGATGA